CTGTTCTTGAATCCTGTAACACCTGCTGTAGTTCCTGTACCGCCATAAGCTGACGCTAAAGTTCCAGCAGTAATGTTAGACGCATTAACTGTCTGTGCAGTTGAAATACCTGTGGCATTGACTCCTGATATTGTGCCTGTTCCATCAATTACTATTGGCATTATGCTAACTCCTCATCTGTTGGGCGGGGTAGGGTAGGATGTTCCCATTTAGCAATGTAATCACCATCACCATCGTTTTGTAAAATAATGTCTTTATTTGCAAAGTTGTAGTTTTCAAGTTCAGGATATAACTGAATAATCTTTTCGTATAATGTCTTTTCGTATAATGTCATGATGACCTCACTAATGCACCGCTTAAATTTGTAGCTTGACTTTGATTGAGTATATTAGTAGAATCACCATAGTAATATAATTCTACATAATCAGTCGAACCATTTAGATACACTATTGTTGAAACATTACAAGCTGACCTATCATTAGCATCACCTCTACACATAGCCCCACGAACAAAGATTGTTCCGTTTTTATAAACAGCACATTGAAGCATATCAGTGTTAGAATAATCATCAATACCTACAGTGCCATTTATTTGGTAATAACCAGCGACAGTTGGTGTAAATCTTGAAGATGCAAAATTACTATTTGTATCAAATAACTCAGTCTGTAAATTGACTTTAGTCCATGTGTTTTGAGATGGATTTTGTTGAGTGCTTTGATAAGCAAAAAATGCAGGGCCTGTGCCAGCAGAAGGTACAGATGGCGTAGATGAAACCCAAGCTGTACCATCAGAAGTTAAAACATTACCCGCTGTGCTTGGTGCTACCCCGCCAGTTGTAGTAATAAATGTACCTGTGCTTGCTGGCACAGTAACTAAGTTACCAGCACCCGATGCTAACTGTAATACACCTGAGTTATCGGCAGACTGGGTTAAACCACTTGTAGTTGTGGCGGTGATAATTGATGCCATTATGCTACTCCTATTCTGTCATTTTTCATAGGTACACTTTCTAGTTTTTCAATGTATTGTTTTGCTTTTTCTATTTCTTCTGCTGTTAGATCACGCACTATCCATACCATTTGCCATTCGTTATTCACTTGAACTGGAGAACCTTCAAAACAGCATTGTGTGCTATTTATTGTAGGTGCATCAACCCATTTTACTGGTGCATAGTCAGCCATACCAGCTTTATCTAGTTGAATATCACCAATGTGTCTTGGATACTCGTTTGTAGAAAGTTTAATGTATGCACTCATATTGTTGTTGTTGCGTAAGTAAAGGTTGAAACAGCATCAGTTAAGGTCGGTGTGGCTTGTGAAATACTAGGTGTTGAGTTTGTTAAAGTTGGCGTTGTCTGTGTTGTTGATACACTTGCATCTGTTAAAGATGATGCGGCATAAGTAATGCTAAGTGAGCCGACTGTGTAAGTTCCAGTCAATGAACCATCATTAGGAAGTTTTGCAACAAAAGCATAATATGTTGAACCGCTAGAAGGTTCTATAGTGCCACAAACATAAATATTTCCTTTTGCGTCTAATTTTATTGAGTTAAGAATTGTAGTATTAGAACTAACTGTTATAGTTCTTTGGAATTGTATTGTTCCTGAACCATTGTACTTTGCAATAAAACCTTGATACCCACTATTATCGTTACGACCACAGAAATACGAATTATTACTAGAATCTAGTGCAACATCAAAAGCATTAGTTGATGTACCAACCAAAGTTCTTGACCATTGTAGTGTTGGGGTGCTGTCGTAATAAGCAATATATGCGGGATATGGCGAACTAGCACTAATTCTTTGACCAACCTGAACTATATTTCCGCTTGCGTTAACTGCACATGCGTTTCCGTACATATCCTCATTGCTTGAACCTAGAATTCTAGTTTGCCATTGCAATGTTCCCGAACTATTGCGTTTAGAAAGCAACGCATATCTATCGCCACCTGAAGGAAGATATTGTGTACCGACTGTATAAAAATTATCGCTAGAGTCTATAGCTAAACTAGTTGAATCTTCTGAACCTGTACTAGTAAATAAATTGTACATTGATTGAAATGTACCTGAACTATTAAATTTAAAAGTGGCAAATGAGTCACCATTAGTTGGGTCTGTATAAGTTCCTGCCGCATAAACATTGTTGCTAGAGTCTACTCTTATTTCTTTAAAATAAGGATTGGATGCAGAAGTTGTGCCTACTTTTGTTTGAAACTGTAGCGTACCGCTACTGTTGTATTTTGCTAGAAGTCCGTTGCGGTTGTCTGTTGGGTAGTTTTGGTATGTCCAACCACCAGCGTAACAATTACCACTAGAATCAACGGCTATTCCATAAAAAACATCAGAATTATCTTGGGCAGTACCTGATGTGCCTAATTGTTTTTGCCATTGCAACGCACCATCTTTGTCAATCTTATATAAGTACGCTTCCTCGACTTGAACACCGCTTTGTTCCCAAAAACCAGCTATATGAGCATTACCAGCAGAATCAATGGCTATGTTGTTGCCTTCAATTCTTATGTTGGCTGTACTAAGAGTAGCCATCCAAAATGTGTCTTTGGATGACGAACCTAGTAAGGTTAAATTAATACCACTCACGCCACATTTCCTGTAATGGTTACTACTGTGCCACTAATAAATAATAGTGTTGCAACACCCCTAGTAGCTAAAGTTACAGAAGCTACATCGGTGTTAGTTCCAGCAATATACGCAGTTGTAATGGTGCAAGTAATTGTAATGTTACCTGATGTATTGTTAAAAATAGACACAATATCGCCAGTAGCAAAAGTGCTGTTAGGAATAGTAACTGAACCGCCCGAACCAACGCCCACAAACTCACCAACATCACCAGTAGTCAATGTATACGATGTAGTCTTATCTGACCCTGACTGCGGAACATTACGATAACCAACAAGGTTTGTACCATCTACTGTGCAGTTAGTTAAAGCACCGCCAGTAACAATTACAGTCCCCGATGTAGCTGGTAAGTCCAGTACAGTAGTACCAGCAACGGCTGGTTCTTGTAGTGTGACGCTTCCGCTAGTTGAGCCTTGTAAGACAATAGACATTATTTACTCCTTTTGTATATTTTAGTGGTTTTCATCTTACAATACCACCCATCTTTGACCGCTTGGAACTGTTACTGTAGCACCCGAATTAATGGTTATTGGGCCAACACTTGAAGCATTTTTGTTTGTAGTTAGCGTGTAACTGGTTGTAACTGTCACACCATTTTCCACAAATACATTCGTTCCACCGCCCGTAGCACCGCTACCTAATTGACCCCATGCACCGCCTTGATAGCCTTCAAATTGGCTTGTAGTAGTGTTGTAGCGGATTTCTCCGTTTACGGGGCTTACGGGTCTTTCTGCCGTTGTGCCTTTAGGAATTAGCATAAACCCTGTACCGCTAAAACTTGGGTTTACAAATGCGGCAACAAATTGAGTGTAGTTAACGCTATCACCAGTAGTAGTTCCAGCCGCCAAATTAACAATTTTGTTGCTGTTTAAGTCTAAATTACCCGTCATTGGGGTTTGACCATCTGCGGCAACCGAGTCAGTTAAGGCGGCCGCCAAGTCATTCATGGTGTTATTAGCCCATGTACTTGATATGGTTGTGCCTGTTACTACGGGATTACCCGCAGGTAGGGAATATGTACCCGATCCGTTTCTACTCATTTAATGACTCCTGCTCGCATTAGTGCGGATAAATTTTCAACATCTGATTTTCTCATTTTTGTTGCGCCATACCTAGCACCCATAGAGCCAGCAGTTAAAGCAAGACCTACTGGGCCACTAACTGATGTAGCAAGCAATGCTGGAATGCTACTTACTGCGCTAGTTGGGGCAAATTTACCAAATAAACGCAGTAAATTTTGTTTTGTACTACCTTTTGATGCTTGTTTAATAGCCTGTTGTTCTAACGGTGTGAACAAACGCATTTTTTTATCATTTTTAGCTAAATTGCGTAGTTGCGCTGTTAATGAATTTTCAGTTCCCGACATACTAAATTTAGTTTTATCCAATTCAGCTTTTTCCAACATATCGGTAAATATTTCAGATTTCATTAATCTGCTGTAAGTATCTCTAGCATCTTTCCACGCTTTAACACCTTCTTTTGTACCAGCAGAAATGGCGTTTTGTGGCGCATTTGCAATGTAATCATCAAAATTTGATTTAAGAATTGATGCCAATCTTCTTTCGGTAGGATCGGCACTTGCCTGTACCCCGCCAATAATTTTTCTTAAAGCCTGTAATTCAACAAAATCTTTAGGGCGTGTTAAATCCTGAAGTTCTGATAAAACACCCGTAATTTTTGGATAAGCGGTTGGGGTATAACCTTCAGCCCTTAACTCAGCACCAACATCTGTCATTTTTTGAACAAACTGTTGTGGTTTAAACACCACGCCTGAATTTTTAGCTTTATCAAACAATGCACTCGATACAGCCATCAAATCTTGTGATGCTGGGGCTGTTTTGGCAATACCAGCAATATCAATTGTTGGTTCTTTACGCAACGCTTGAGCCATTCTATTTGTTACTGGTTGTGCAATATCTACAGCTTTTTCTACTATTGGTCTTGCAACATCTGTTGCTCTTTGAATAGCGGGCTTTACTGCTTCTTGAATCATTTCACCTTCATTACGCAACGCTGTAGCCATTCTTTTTCCAGCAGGAATGACAGATTCTTGTATAACTGGGCGCACCGCACCTGATGCCTGAATAGCAGATGGAATTTTGCCTATAAATGGCGTGTAAGCGGGTAACCGTGCCTCAGTTAAAACTTCTCCAATATTGCCCAAAATAGCCTGTGATTCAGGCGATGATGGCTGATAACGCATAGCTTGACTAGCTTGTCTGTAATACTGATTGGCTAATTCAGGAGCATTTTTACCCGTTGAGATTGCTTCAGGAATGCTTCTAGCAACCCCGTAAGCCATTGATAAAGGTTCAGAAATAATAGGAGAAACAATTCCTGCTGGCACTTCGTACAGGGTTTTAACCCTATCTATCATTGTTACTGGTTTTTTAACAGGTTGCGGATTAATAGCGTTTGGCTGTGAACCTACAACGGTAGGCACATTAGTATTAATAATATTTCCACGGTCTTTAGCGGTAGGCACAAATTTTGGTTTAGGCAATTTATTTAATGCCTCTGCCATTTGTTCCTTACTCATTCCATCAGGAAGCTCTACATCACCAATTCCTACGACTTCAATTATTGGCATAATTTATGTTCGTTCCCATTGCTGTGTTTGAAGGTTGTATCTTAATTTTGGCTGTGTACCGCCAGCATTAGGTTGTGCATTAATGTTTGTTGGTCTGACTCCAGCTTTTTGTTGGGCGGCTTCATAACCTTTTTTCATTACTTCTCTTAACTCATTTGCCGCTTCAACAAACTCTTTTTCAGATTGAGATAAAGACATTCTGTTAATAGCGGCAGTAGCTTTAGCACCTTCGGCTTCACTAATAGCACCAGTTCCACGCAACGAATCAATAGCCGCCAAAAATGATTTACCTTCAATTTGTTTAAATCTTGCTTCAAAATCTTTGTAATCTGAACCTTTAAAGAAACTAGAAAGACCAAATAATGAACTAGCAGTAGGCATACCAACAGCGGCTTCAAAGCCCGCATGGGGTTTTACTTTTCCATAAACAAGGTTACCTTTAGCATCAACGGTTGTATCACCAATCATGCCTTCAATGGCTTTTAAACCGCTATTAACTGTATTTAGTGCAACAGGCAAAGCGGCTTGTGCTTCAGCTTGTAATCTGCCTTTTTCTTTTTGAGTTGCAACCCACACATCTTGTTCTGCTTTAGAATTAAATCTAGGCATAACTTCTTGTTGTGGAACTGCATTTTGTTGTGGTACAGCTTGATTTGGAGCAAGAATTGGACTGCCTTGGTTAATAGTTCTGTAATTTGCTGGAGCGGTTTGTGCAGGTGCAACATTTCCACCGCCAACGCCACCAACAGGAACTCCTTGAAAGTTTAGTTCTGCGCCACGCATATTTAACGATGCTCGTTCATAAGCAGTTAGTTCAGGCTTAGTACCGCCTACTCTAAATGAACCTATTGGGTCAGGTGAATTTTCGTCATAAACACCTTGGCGAGTTTTTCCTGTTTTTTCATCTGTGTATTCAGCTTTTACCCATTTAGGTTTTTTAAACATTTCTTCAGTTGCAAATCGTTGCAATACTGGGTTGTAAGCAGTAGAACCAAATAAATTAGCCGCTTGTGGGTTTGGTGCTACAGCCGCTACAGGTGCTACTTTTCTGTATTGTGATGTAAGTTCGCCTTGTGGCCCAATCATGTCAGGAGTGGTTTGCATGGTTAACTTATTGTCAGGGCCGTAAATACCGCCTTCAATAGCTTCTTCGCCTTGCCTAATTTTTTGGTATTGTTGAATTTCATCTGCGTATTGTTTACGCAATGCTTTAGCCAAATCAGCTTGTGCTTTTTCGCCTTTTTCAGCCAATTTAGTACCCATGTAAGTTTGAAACATAGGTGCGGCATATTGAAAAAAGCTAGGTGCAACATAACGCCCACTAACCATTTGACCTGACGGCACAGATTGACCTTGTTGCATAAGCATTTGAGCCATCTGCTGTTGGCGGTTTAAGGCTTGCTGTTGCTGTAGGATTTCGGGTGGAAGTCCACCGCCTACATTAATCATGGGCATTTGACCATTAGACATTGTTAATTTTCTCCTGTGGTCATTGTAGGCACTTGACCTCGACCAAATCCACCGTATACATTTTCTGCACCATATTCCATGATTGCAGGTATAGATTTAGCGTAAACGCCCATTTTGTCTGCAAAAGTTTGTTTATTAGGGTCTTGTTGGCGTAGAGCATTTGCCATAGCTATTTGGCTATATCCAGCACCAGCTTGTTTGCCATCAACAGTCATTCCAGCTTGATTGGTCAAGTCCATGCCTTGTTGCAAAGCCGCTTGTTGCATAGCTTGTTGTGAACCAATGTTTTGAAACACAGGGCTTAACCCACCTAAATCTTGGGTCTGTTGCATTGGCATAATGTAGGGGTTATACATATTCATGGTAATAGTCCGTAATCTACGACTTTATAGCCGTCATCGAGGGTTCTAACTGCATAAGGGAATACTTGCTCTACTTCTTGTGCCATCACGCCCACATGAACACCTTCACCTGCTAATGGGTGTGCTTTTACTTCATCTTTGTACTCAAAACTATAAAGTGTCAATCCGTTAATCATTACACCTACGGGTTGAATGTTTTCTTTGAGCCTTATATCTGACATTGCCGAACTACCTAAACTAAACAAACCTTGATTGAGGTTAGCTTGGGCGGCTTGTTTAGCGTTAAAGTCACCCATTTGGGCGTTGTAACCCATCTGTGCCGCACCCAAAATGTCAGGGCCAGCAGTCGTTGCTTGTTGGGCAGAATTAACAAATTGTGGGCCTTGTACTTGTGCGCCTGTGCGAACCGCAGATAGGGTGTTTAATGGTTCATTTCTGAGGTAGGCTTGTTCTTGCAAAGCGGATTGGCGGGCTTGTTGACCAACACCAAAGCCTTGAGTTGTAGCACCTAACAATAGGTCGTTCTCACGCTGTCCTTGCATACGCATAGCGTTCTCATACGCCTTAGAGCCAATATCGATGCCTTTGTTGGCTAAGTCTTGTGCTAATTGCTCACGCCCCATCTGTAATTGGGGAGCAAGCCGTTGCATATAAGCATCTTGATACGACTGACTAGGATTAAACCCTGTGGTCGGTAATTTGCTTGTATCAAACGGGGTGTTGAGCATATTCTCAACATAACCCAATCCTTGACCAGCAAGTTTGCCTAATCCAAGGCTTGTTTGATTTTGATAATCTAAAAGTTGCTGTTGGGCAGGACTTAAAGTCTGAGTTGCAGTCCAAGTAGGATTGCCGTAAGGATCAGAACCCGTAATAGCGTAATCAAGATTTCCATAAGGAGTTCTTTGATTAACTCGGTTAGCGGCAGTAGCCAATCTAGCCGCATCAATATTACCTTGTGAGGTTTCTTGTGCGGCCGCCCTGTAATCAGGAGCGGCTGGTGCGCTTGGCGCAGGCCCTAATCCTAAAAATCCACCACCACCCATACTATTCTCCCTTGTTTAAGGAGCATCGGATGTTAAGAAACCGACATTCCTCTTTTTTCATAGCCATAATCACCAAATCACCACTCATGTGGGCATCAGGTATTTCAGCTACAACCTTAAAGCCCAAATGTCGGTTTAACTTTAGGGCATCCGTGTTATCAGCACAGATTTGACCTAGTATAACGCTAACACCGAGTTTGTTAAAGGGGTAATCAAACACCGCCCAAATAAAATCTTTACTCGCCCAATGCTCACCAACACTACCAATATGTATCTCACACGCCTTTGGCATGAAGTTTGTGTAACCCGCTACTGCGACCAAATTACCATCTTTTAACTGCCCAATACATTGAGTGTTTTGCGGTAGTGGAAAATTTAATATCCGTACCAGCCAATCTCCCAAATATTGTTGATTATCAGTAGTAACTGTCCTCACAGTACCCCGCCACGCTCCATTACAAAATCGGTTGATGCCCAATGAAACTCAATGTTTTGCGATGCAACATTAAGGCTGACTGACCCTGCATAACCTAGTCCTGTCACGCCCTGCCATACTTTAGTCGTGGTCAATCCACCACCCCAGTTAGCGTTATCCCATGTATCCATATCCCATTCACCCGTTTGTAGGATGGCGGGGTTAAACGATATTTGGTTAGTTAACTCAACGGTATCAAAGTCCGTGCTTAAACCGCATAGAACGGTCGGTAAGCCGTTATCGGTTTGTAGGATAGGGCGTACTAGGGTAAAGCGTTTTTGCTGTCCCCTAGAGTCGAAATACGAGTATGCCTGTTGAACAAATGCCTTGATGTTTGTACCCGCATCGGCAAAGGTATCGTAAAACTTGCCCACAAAGCCAGTTCCACCAAAGTACATATCCTCACCGCTGGACTCCCAGCAGTTAGCATTGATGTTGGTAAAGCGACCCCATGACTTTGTAATATTGTGCATGACATACTGTTCAGAACCCCCTGATACGGGAACATTGACGATCAGCATATTGACTTTAGCAAAGTAACTCATCTGCCAACCGTAGTTATTGGCGTAAACATCAGCCGCTTGGCTAATAGCGTAGAAAATCTTATCTGTGATGTTTACACGGGGGTCTAGGCGGGTAGACTGCAATCCTGCCGATAGGGGTGCTAAACCATCTTCGGTCAGAATCAATATATCGCCACCAAACTTAAACACGCACTTACGGGCAAAAGTTTGACCAATTGCCCAAATACCTACCAATGCCCAATCTGCGGGGTTAGATGGGTCAGAACCTTTGTAAACAGCGACTTCCCCGTTACTTGTGACAAATACGGCTAGGTCATCGACCCCGTAACCAGCGTCAATAGTCCAAGTTCCCATCGCCTGTAGGTAGCCACCCTTCTTAAAGATGCCACCTAAAGGAAACTCAGTCACCGCACCGTTGATCGAGTCAACAGGCAAATACCAAAAAGACAGGCTGTTCTTTTCTACAAAATACAGACGCTCTTTAAACAAGTTTACATATGCAAATGTATTAGAGTTTTTACCTGTAATGTAGTAATTAATCGTATAAGTACCTACAACAGTCGCATCACCGCTTGGGGCGGTTGTCATCGTGTAAGTAAAGGTTGTTGCATTCGTGACCGTGATGCGGTAAGTACCGTTAAATTCTGCGGGTGTTGCTCCTGCGACTGTTACGGTATTACCTGTAACTAGACCATGTGCGCTGGCAGTTACTAGGGTAGCGGTTAGGTTACCTGTGCCACCCCTAGTGATGCTTGAAATAGTCTGTGCGGTGTTTGTCGTAGCACTCCTTGACCATCTTGTACCATCATAGACCACCATCGGGTCAACCCCGTTAACGGCTGGCATAAACGATCCACCAGCAGTCGTGAGCATAGAATGAATCCACTTACCATCGGTGTTACCTGTCAGGCTTTGGGTAGCCGTAGAGGTGCTTGCATCATAAATAATGGTAGTCGTAGACGCAAACAGCTTGGTAGTCGTTGGGCTAGAGTAATTCATTAGGGATAAAACTGCTCCCGTGATCCCTATTGAAGACTTTGAGTAGCCCTTACGCATCGTGACATCGGTAGGCGTAGGGAAGAAATTAACCATCTGAACCGCATCTAACGGGTTCATTTCAGCCAAAGAATCCCTAGCATTCCAGCCCCCAATTGGGGCGGGTAGCGAGGTAGTAGTAGCGGTAAACTTCTTAGCGACCGCCATAATTAGCTACCGTAGCCAGTATCAGGGATGTTAGCGTAGCCGATGAGGACTTTGCTTGGGTATGGTGCAAAGGATAGGGTAGCTGAACCCTTATCGTTAGCCTTGGCAACGCTTAAATACCGAACATAATCTTGCATCAATGCTGTCGTATCAAACGACTTGATTTGGAAATACTTGAGTTTTGTCGCTAAGACCAAGACCGTATCGTCAAGCACGGTGGTATCTGTGTCAGCGGTAAAGCTGTTCTTAATTTGGTCGGTAGCACTTCTAGCCCAACCCTTTGAACGGTACTCAAAACCTAAATATTCCTGTGTGTTGTAGGGTGGCCAAATTTGGAACTGACCACCTAAGATACGCCAACGAATCCGTGGCCCTGTCGAGATATAACCCGACTTTAGCCATTGCCAT